TAAATCCTTTAATTTAAAACACTATTATAATATATTTTTACAGATTAGTAAATAAAAATATTTTTTTATTTTCCCTTTACTTTTACTTTACTTTTTAGTAGAATGACTATGTACCATATGAAAAGGTTACTATTAGTTACTAGTATTGTTACCAACTATAAAGAACGACTTATCAAGTATGTCTAATGAAATTTCTTCTTCCTCTTCTAATTCTGGTATTTCTATCGCTGTTACATCTATTAAGTTCTTATAGTATGCAATTGTTGAATTATTCAATGGTTGTAACATAATAACATCTTGTTTAAATACATTAAAGATTTTTTCGTCTGTGAAGGGAGACCAAGGAGTTCCTACTAATATCTCCTTTGAGTCTATTCTTGAAGTTTTCATTTGAACTGGGTACATTAATATAAAATAATCGTCTTCCTCGCTAATCATTACTGCTATGATATTATCACCATTTACCAATTTCACTGTTACATATTCATGTTCAATCATATACTACCTCTATATTTTTTCATGCCAAAACCCTAATTCTCTATGTGTTTTTCCTATATCTTCTACTGATAATCTTTTACAAGAATTTACAGCACAATAAGTTATTATTTTATCTGGATTCATACACCAAGCTCTTATGTTTCCCTTGCCTTTTAACTCCGAATGATCAGCATTTATATACGAACCGTAAGGAGTATGATATATTATTTTACTATTGGGTGGTATCCAGATTGATTTATCCAATAATTCATAATCTTTAGATTCTATATCTATTTTTTCTTTTGTTACTCTATTAATAACAGAAACTTTTCCTTTTCTGTTACTTTTTAAATCATCTCTTAATTTATACTCTTCTTTTGTTACTGTATATAATAATCCTTGATTATCTCTACATAATACTTTATTAGAATTTAGTATTGAGGAAGCGATAGAAGCATCTCGTTTTATTTTATTATATAGTCTTGAAGTTATTTTATTATTCCTATTTCTATCATCTGTTGGAGATTGGTTATTACACATAGCCCAAAATGCGAACAATTGACTATTTTTATAAGACTTAGCCAACATCCAATGAGCAATCCAATGTTGCCTCTTTGTTAAATGAACTGAGTTCCAAGGATTTACTTTTGTATTTTTATATTCGGGGAATAAATCTTTTGCCTTAGGACATATATGATGCTCTTCTGTAACACCTTTAATTTTAGTTTGAGATTGAAACGATTGGATAAATTTCCAATATTTATTAAGATAATGTTTATTATGAGGTTTACTAGATAAAATAGTATAAATATTTGTGCTGGTCATGTTAGTTCCTGTATTAATGTAAGAATGATTAGAGCCAATAGGACCTCGTAAATCCGTGATTGGCATTTTTATTACTTACTATTTAGTATTATTCTAATTTCACTTTGATCATTTTGATTTTAAATTGTTCTTGAGAATATATTTTATATCGTTCTATTCCGTGGTTTAATGTATGATTTTTATGCGATTTATAAGATAAATCATCTGTAATATCAAACAATTTACAAACAGTTTTTCCGTCTTTTAATCTTAACCCTCTACCAATAGATTGAAGGTTTCGTATTCTAGATTTTGATGGAGAAGCAAATATAATATTTTCTATAGAAGGCATTGAAATACCTGTTGAAAAAACGCCATATGAAGCAATAATAATTGCGCTGTTATCATTTTCGCATATTGACCTAATATTTTCTCTATCAATAGCTGATACTCCACCATGAACAAAATATATCTTTCTATTGTTAGTAACCTTTTCAGATATCATTTCATATAATTTCTTACCATGTTTCTCTACATACTGAAATAAAACAAGTGTATTTCCATTTGTTGATATAGCAAGATTTCTTATAAATTTATTCCTATCTGGGTGTGACACCAACCAATTCATTTCTTCTTGATATGTAAATTCTTTCGCCGATTTTTTTGTTTCAATAGTATATTCTAGCAATAAACACTTAATAGATAATTCAACTACTGACTTATTATCCATCAATTCTTTTGTTGTGGTTACCTGATATGTCCTACCAAATAATCCTTCTAAAACTAATTTATTAACTTTTGAACCATCTAATGTTCCAGTAGTACCTATTCTATACTTGGCGTTATCCAACTTCTCTAATATTGAAGTTAGAGACTTAGCTTTTGCTAAGTGACATTCGTCGTTAATTACTACATCAAATTGGTTAAACCAAGGTTTGGGTTGATTTATTACAGATTGCCAAGTGGTGATAAGGACTTCTTTTTCAAAAAGTTTTGAGAATCCAGAATATAGTTTTTGACAATTCTCAGATACCTTAAACCCATTAGCAGATGAATAGTCCTCGAAGTCTGCGTATAACTGTTCAACTAACTGCGTAGATGGTACAACAATTATACACTTTCTATCTTGGTTAAGATGGTGCCTTAATAGGGTGTATATCATTAAACTTTTCCCAGAACTGGTTGGACTTAATAATAATACACGATTTCTATCTATTGCGGTTTGAACTGCTTGTACTTGATAATCTTTAATTTGTATTGGTTTACCCCTACCATACAAATTGAGACTATCAGCAAACGATTGGACTTCTTCTATAGTTGTACCGTTTAGTTTGAAGATATTAGAATCAACTTCTACCTCATAATCATTTCGTTTGGCAAACTCATAGATATAGTCTATTAGACCAAGATAAATTGTTTTAGTTTGAAGATTGTATAAACGTACATATCCGTCCCAGAGTTTATTCTTGAACGCAGGAGTCCATTGATATCCTTCGACTCTAAATCGAAAGAAGTCTGATAGTTCTTGTTCTATTGACGAGCCAGCAAAGACTCTGAGAAATACTTCGGAATGGTATTCAATTTTGATTGTCATGGTTAATAAATATAAGAATAATGAATAGACTTCCCTGTCCTTTCACTATTTATATCGATTAACCACCAGCTATAAATTTCTTATATTCTAATACATTTTTTAACTGCCAATCCCTTGCCTTAATTTGACCTAAGATTGACTCTAAAAGATATACCATAGAATTTAAATATTCTATTTTAACCTTTATATTATTTAAATCTGTATCGCCATCAAGAAACTGTTCCATTTCGTTCTTCATGGGTTTGACTCCTTGCCACTGTTGCCAGTTTAACTCTGTCAACTCGTCCCTTGACAATTCTCCTCTATAATACCGAAACTTGGTTTTCTTTAAAAGGTTAAACTCGTTTTGTATCTTTGTATTCTTTAACTTTGCTTGTATCAAGTGCCTAATATACTTTGCGTGTAATTTAGGAACCTTTATTGATTCATTATCGATATGGTTATCATCCATTTCAGAATCAATATCCCACTCTTGTAAAATTTCTTCTATAGTCATATGTTACCCCCATAATATATTATACTTTATTTTTATAAATTAGTCAATAAAAGCAAACTGATTAAATTTAAATGTAGCATTTCCTATAAGATAGGTTACATCTGTGTTAGTAGATTGAAAATTCAAACTATTTAAATTTGTTGGTATTAAATCGATAAACTTTACGGTTTGAACTGGTTGACTGTTACTACCTAAAATTTGTAATGTGCCATCAGAAAATTCTTTGATTAAACGATGACCAAAGTTGTCTTGTGTATCGATATAATCCTGGAATTGTTGACTGTCTCCTGGAAACCCAAGACCGATTAACCAATTGAACACAGCTTTATAATTAGACATATTCTCGTCAATAAGAAACTGAAGAGTTAAATCTTCCCAAGTTATGACATCGCCAGCAAATGGATTATATCCTAAAGGATTTAATACTTCTACAGCAGGTAATGATAATCCAGGAAGTTGAACCTCTTGACAAAAGAACGATACTTCAGGAAGTTTATGAATAGAAAAATTAAACCCATTTGAGGATAATGGATTGATGTTTGAAGGGATAGGACAAGAAAGATTTGATGCCATTGGTAATACCTGATAGTGTTTTACTATTTAGTATATATATTGTGCTCCTTTCTTAAATTAATCGTTTAGTTCATAACTGACCAACCGCCAACCTTTTATAGGTTCGGAATTATTTTTGGTTTGTTTGCTCATAAAGTTGTTTAATGAATGTTGTTTAAACCAATCAACATAGTTTTCGTCTAATAAAACTGTATTATTATCATAAAATTGTATAAGAATATTTTTATATTTATTTTTAATAATTCTATTATTGCGCTTAGTTTGTTTCATCTTTTCTAAAGATTTTGGATAATCTTCTTTAAAAGATTTACCTGTCATCGGTGGTTTTTTGCCATTAGCAAACTCTTGTTTTCTTAGTTCACTTTGGGCTTTATTTTGTTCTTCTGTTCTTGTTTTTCCTTTGTTAAATTTTCCCGCATCATTTCCTAATTTAAATCCCTTTTTACTTTTATGTTCTTCTGATTGTAATCTACCTTTTATTTTTTGCCTATGTTTTTCTATAGTTTCTGGGGATCGTTTATGACCTTTTCCGCCTTTATCAATATTATATCCCCATCCATTCTGAGTATCAGTTAAAGAATTATATTGAATAATAAAATCTGTTTCAATATGCCTACAATACTCATAATCTTTTGATTGGAATATAACTTCACATAAAAAATTTTCTTTGCCGTATTTTTCAATAGCAAGTGATATTGCTGACCGATCTTGATATTTTGGATTTTTGGTAGAACAATGATCTTTAAATCTATGACCTTGTTTATTTGATGTATAACCAATATACTTTTTATTATTGGTTAAATTTGTAATAAGATAAATCGAATATATAGAATTGCTGGACATAGTAGTCTCCTGATTATTGATAGAATGTTTAGAGTAGTTGGGATTGAGGGATCCGTGAACTACAACTTATTTATTAAAGATTTATAAAGGTCATAAATCTTTTATGTTAAAAAAGAAGGGTCTTTCGACCCTTCTTTATCTCTATTACCTAAGTAATTGATTTTTATTACATTAAGTTGGTAACTCGGCAAAATCTGTAATAATAATTTTTGTTAGCAGTTAAACTAACATCACTTGAACCGTCGTCTAAATCAACCATTGGGTTAGCAACTAAACCGTAACGAGTTTTGAAGCCAATTTTTGGTTGGAAAGTACCTGGATCAACTGCACGAACCAATTGTAATGGTACATATGGGCAGTAGAATAAACCAGCATCAAATGCAGAAGTACCTTTGTAGCCAACAGTAAAGAACTGTGAACCGCTTGGGTTGCCAGCTTGGTTTAAGTTTTGACCACCAGCATATGGGTCAACATATACTTTATATTTGCCGTTTAAGATACCAGCAAAAGTAGTAGATGCTTCATCAACATTCAAACCAGTTGCAAGAGCAGGAGCGTAATCTAATACACCAGCCATTGCTAAAGCAGAAGCAACGTCAGATGAACAGATAATGAAGTTACCACGACCTCTACGAGTCAATTGAGCGATAGCATTAGCTTCACGTTCAATTTGGAACAACAAACCTTTAAATTTTTCAACTGACCAACGACCGTTAGAGTCAACGTCAAGATCAAAAGTACCAGCAGTTGCAGTACCGTTAGTAGCACCACGGTAAGCAGTAGTGTAGATAGTACGAATAACTTCACGGTTGATTTCAGCAAGAATTTCAGTAGAAAGAATTTTGCTCAATTCACCTTCAGCGTCAAGACCATGAACTGATTTCAAGTCTTGTGCTAATTCGATAGCGTATTCAGCTTTCAAAGCACGAGTTTTAGCAACAACTGAAGTTTTTTCAATTGAGAACGCCATTTCTGGGAAAGTACCACCAGTAGTAGCACCCAAAAGTTCAGCATTAGCAGTAGTCAAACCACGACCAACAGTATAAGTACCTGTTTCAGTTGGGTCAGAACCTACTGAAGTACCAGTACCAGAATAAGCACCAGCAGCTTCGTTATAAAGAGCTTCAGTACCGTATGGAGCTGCAGCAGTAGCATAACGTGATTTCATTGCGAAAATCAAACCAGTTGGCTGAGTCATTGGTTGTACACCAGCAACATCATATGCAATCAACTGTGGTAATGCTCTTCGTACTAAGTTAATTAATACAGGATCAAAACCAGCAACAGCACCAGTATTAGCACCACCGAAGTAACCAGTACCAGTACCAGTAATACCGCCAGCAGTTGAACCACCTACGTTAGTTGAAGCAAAACCGTTACCTGCTTCTTGTAATTGGCCATATGCTTCAGCACCTTTACGCAATTCGCGTTCTTGGTTTTCTAGAATTACAGCTAAATCGCCTCTACGTTGTGCATCTTTAATAGCAGGAGCGTGTTCGCTATTGATTACTGGAGCCCATTTTTCTAATAGAGCTTGTCTATTCATATCCATTTTTAGTTTCCTTTTGTTATAAAATTATTGGTTATATTTTTTAATTGCATCCAAGTAAAC